TACCCGGTCCGTATGTTTCGCGCCACTGCTTGATTGTCAGCAGTCGCTCTTTGGTTATAGTGGTCATGTGTTACTCCTTAACCCGCAGTGCTTTCAATTGATGAGGGGAACAAAATCCTTTCATCAAATCCGGCATTCATATCATGGACAGCAACACACCAATCCATCGACGAACGATTATCAAGAGCCTCCATGATTTCATCCATGCGGCGCAGGTCATACAGGTAAATGCTTTTATCGCCAATGGTGTAAAAACCAATTTTTTTCGGTGATGGGCAGCGATCAAGAACGTCCTGTAATTCGTTCAACCATGCCTGTTCTTTTTTTGTCAAAGTTGCCATATCAGTTTTCCTTATTAATGCGACAGTGGTTTTTCCAGCGGTTTTGCGCCGCGCTGGGCTTTTTGCAAAAACCACAATCCATCATCCCGTAATGTTTCATTAACCCCATCCGTCGGTTGCTGAGTCTCACCCACTGCCAGACGCCAGGAGCGTTTCTACGAACTAACAGAATCTTTGCTTTACGGTTTTTCATCGTTTTGCTCTCCTGCGTCTCTTTGCTGCTCGTCGTGCCGATGCAATACCGGTATGGCGGCGCTTTGGTGCCGGGATGATGTTGTCAGCCATCAGGACATGTGGCTTTGCAATTAGCGCAGAAGCCCAAAAACGAGTCGGGTACGGTAACAAGCCGATACATGCCACACGCATTACTCACCTCCTTTGATGCGAATGCCAGCGGCGCGTGGCACATTAACTTCCACGATGCGCACAGTTGGTTTGTACATCTCAATCGCTGTCAGCCAGTCAGCGCCAGTCATGCGCTTTTCTGCATCGCCATTAGTCCACTTAACCGGTACACCAATAGCCTTCATCGCGATTTCTATTTCCCCGGCAATGGCGCTTTTTCCGCAACCAGTAAAACCAGATACAACGACAAGAACTTCGCCTTTGGCTGGTTTTATTTCCCGTGCTTCCAGTTCTGCTATGCGCTTTTCTGAGGCTTCAAGTAACGCCTGCTTATCGCGTAGCGCTTCTTCCAGTTCAGCAACATGGCATTCACTATCAATAAGGTTGTTCTCTGCTGCTTCCAGCTCAACACGCAGCTTCCCTACCGTTAGCGCAATATCCTCGTTCTCCTGATCGCGGCTTTTGATGTATTGCAGGTTTCTTTCCCGTTCATCCAGCAGTGCCAGCACGGTTTCTGGTCCGGTCAGAAATTTGAAGGCGTTGAGCGCATCAATATCCACACCGTAATCTTTAAGTTCCTGTTCACTTAACAAGTCATCATCAGCTGGCAACATTAACAGGCGTTCCATTGCTGGAATTGCACGTTCCGCCACCTCACGCAGTGCCTGGTAATTAATTTCGCTCACTGGTTGCCTCCTTTGCGAAGCTGGGCAGCAAAGTCAACTAACCACTCAGTCATTTCAACCTTCCCTACCAGGTCTGAACCAGGGTACATACAGCAATCACTCTGCGCCGCTTTGAAATCCTTATACTCATATTCTTGGGCCACCAGATTTTTTGCAGCTTCTATAGCAGCATCCACCCCCTGCGCCCGGACTTCAGCCAGGAAAGCATCAGTGGTTGGCGTTTCAGGTATCTGTCTCCTCATCCGTTCTATTGCATGATTGAACCCGAAGTCTTCCGCGAGAGATACGTCATCCATATTGTCATTGTCATCTTCAATATCCCGTGATTCTGGAATTGCAGACTTTATTCCCGCATTCTCCGCTGCCAGCGCCGCGCACTTGGCCTCAAGAGCGGCAACCACTTCCTGATGGTCTTTGTACTTAACGTATGAGCCGGAGATGTCATCACCTTCGGTGTTTAGCCATGCGTCATTGCAATTCACTGCGTAGGTTCTGATGCTCATGTTGATGCTCTCCCGCCCCTGACAGACGCCAGGCCAGTCAATAAAGTATCCGCAATGCCTACCCTCAGACGTGCGCGCAGGATAAATGCCGTTATGACCCGGCAAATATATGCTACCCATTCATCTTGCGTTGCCTGTTCCGCCGCCTCGCGCAGTGCCTGATAGTCAATCTTGCTCACTGGCAGCCTCCTTTGCCGGGATTTCTAACTTTTGAGTGGTTGTATCAAATTCAAACAACTTAACCACGTCATCAAACAGGACATAATCACCATCAGGATCTTCAGTCATATCTGCGCCACAATCCTGACCGCACGAGTCGCAACCATCCATATCAAGCTCGTATCGCTTCAGGTTTGCGATATTTGATAAATTCAGCGCCAGTACAGCCAGGTCATAAACCTCTTCGGCAGTGACATCGCTGTTCAGTCCCATTTCATGGCGATATATGATTTTTTCTACTCGTTGTTTTGTGATCGTCATTTTTCTCTTCACTCCGATATACAAGGATTACTACACCCCCTCTGCTGATTGCGCGAGCTGGATCCCCTGGTTCCATGCCGTCAATTCCGAAGGCTTCGGAAAACGCATTCATTGCCTTCTGGCGTTCATCCTGCTTACGGCGTTTATTCCATTTTTTCAGGAACAACAGCGACAGCCACCGTCCGCTGCAGAACACGATGTAAAAATAACCAAGGAGCGCCAGGCCGACATTCAGGGCCGTTTCTATGGTTAGTTGTGAGTCAGTTGCCATTTCTTACCTGTTTAAGTAACTGGTTGAACATAACACTTAGGGGATTGCTGTATCCAAACGGCAGATTGTTTACGCAGTACAGAATCATTTTGTTTTTTTCTCCAGTTCGTACTATTAACCCATTCCACAATAACCGTGATAATTCATTACTGATAGAAGTTGCGCTTCTTCCAAGTGCGAGGGATATATCTTCTCTACTGCAATCTGGATTTTCCTGGATATACTCGATAACGGTCATGTGGTCCCTTTTACTTAATATCTGTTTCGGATTGCATGCCATGAGTATTCATTTCGTTAATAATTTCATCCAGAAGGATTTCAAGCCCTTCTCGACCCATATCTGAAAGAATGAAACCTTTATCAGGGGAAGTAGTGAGCATTTTCTGATAAAGAAACAGCGCTCTTCCCATTCCTTCAGCTTCGCCGTATTTTTGAATTAAATTCCATTCAATATACTGTTGTAAGGCAAATCGAATGGGGCCGGGATATATCGTCATAAACCCATACATCCCGTTATATACCACGGCGTGTTCAGTTGTTCCGTGTTCATTCAGGATATCAATTGTGCCGTTCTTGTCTTCTTCTTCGTTGATGAATGTCGTCACATACAACCATCGCCACTGAGCAACCTTCATCTCAACCGGAAGTTTACCCAGTAATCCTGCTTCGTCGGCTTGCGCCAGACACTGAAGGATACGTAAACCTCGCACATTAGGAGTATCGAATTCTCCGGCATCCAGACGACGTATGGCGTCGTGATAATCAATCGTCATACTGCCAGTTCGTATACCATTGGCTGTTGCTTCAGCCTGGAATTCATCGTATTGCATGATATTTATTCCTCATCTTCATCTTCATCTTCATCTTCATCTGCTGGTGCAATAACGTCATATCCTGCCCTTTCTGCAATAAACAGGAATGTTGAAAGAGTTCCTACAAGTTCATCGTCATGAACATGGCGAATGAATATTACTTTCCCGTTTTTGATGGTCAGCAATACTCTGGTTTGTTCGTGTTCTGCTGTTTTCTGATGCATTATTATCTCCCGTATGCTTTACGCAGAAATAAGCAGGCAATATGCATGTAATTTTCACCGTATTGTGCAATAAGGCAGGCGGTCTTGTGTGATGCCATATTCTTTATAAAAGTCACAATAAAGCCTCCTGTGGATTAAGGTTGTAACAATCCCCGGCGATAAAACCGCAATAAACGTTCAGGGCATATTTGTTGTTATTGCGCTAATTCTTTTTCGGCAGCAGCTTTTGTATACTCACATGCAAAACTCAGAATTTCGCTGCCGAGTGTTTTCGTTTCGTGATTACTGGACATATGTAATACCTGTGTTGCATGCAATAAATGATAAACATTTACCGCAAATGAATCAGGCTCCAGACAAATGCCTTCGTAATTATCTTGCTGTGAGGTTGTTTCTGTCATTGCTCCTGAAGTGCATGCGAGCCTGTTTTTGACAATTCTCTTTTCTCTAATCACTATATCGGCAACATCTATTGCCTTTACAACCTCCGGGAGAAGTTCCGGGTTTGTATAATCAAAGTCATCAACATGGAGAACAGTTATGTTTTCGAACTTTTTCATGGCTTCCTCAGCTGACTTATATGTTCTGCTATATAGCGAGTCTCAGAAGTGTTTTCATATTGAGACTGTTTCCGCAATGATTGATAAAAATGTTCGCATGTACCTTGAAGGGCGAAGCGGCGATTATGTCACCATTGGTATTGGTTCTTCCGCAGAAGAGCTTCGCGAGATAAGGGGCAAACTTGTTGAGATGCGTCATGGTGTTGCTGCTCCTCACTTTTTGGTTGCTCCGGAGGAGTAACCTCACCAGTTAACAGCCACATCGGATCGCAGCCAAGAATATTTGCCAGTGGGATAAGCATACTGATAGTTGGTTCATACTCTCCGCTCTCCCACTGGATGATAATTTCTTCATCGAGATCGAGCAGCCTGGCGAGTTCGGCGGTTGTTAAGCCGCAGGCTTCGCGTTGGGTGCGAAGACGGTTGTTGATTGCAGAATTTTTGTTCTGTAAAAGCATTGCTGACGATAGCTTTCTGGATATGCTATTTGTCATATCCCATGCCAGTCCTGCGCATGACTCTATATCGCTAGAGAGCGTAGCATCAGGTGTTGCTTTTGCTATTAGTGTAATGAGGCTGCCGAGGTTTTTCAGTTCTTCGAGACAGTCAAGAGTTGTAGCTTTATTGATCATGAGATGATACCTCAGTTACGAACTTTGTTTTATGGTAACTAAGGTATCAAGGTGTGGCAAGTGATTTTTGATACTTTGGTTTCTTTTTGTGTTTTGTGTCTGGTCAGAAAATATCCCACCTGGCATCAACCACAACACCTACTATTTCGCAATCATTGTCCATTTCTATGATTGGATATTGTGGATTAAGGGGCTTTAGAAACGCCTTTCCCATGTCAGAAATATATTTTTTGAATGTTGCTTCATTGGTGGATTTTTTTCTGGCGATGACGTAACACCCTGAAAAAACTTCTTTATCTGGGTTGACAAGGATCGACATTCCTTCAGGAAATGTTATTCCTACGGGCGAAGTCATTGAGTCTCCGTGCACTTCCAGCCAGAACCCCCTCTCACCAGCGTATTTTACAGAATGCCTCCAATTATCCTGATCATACATGTTGTAGTCATCACCAGAAGTTGCGAATAATCCTGCCTGAACCCAGTTAATTACAGGGTAAGAGTGTGCTGTGTCTCTCTGTGGGCAGCTCTTAACATTATTTTCCCAATGCTTATCTTTTTCATCTCCGTTCTGAAGCCACTGCGGTGAACACCGCAGTGCAGCTGCAACTTTAAAAAGGGTGTCACCGTTGAAACTTTTTGTAAGGCCTTGCTCGGCTTTACTGATTGCAACTCTGGTGATCCCAGCTTTTTTAGCCAACGCATCTTGTGTTAACCCAGCTTTTTGCCGTGCGTTGATGAGACGTTCACCTAAAGACTTCATTTTTCTTCTCCTCTCATGGCTGTTGATACTAAAGTAACAGAATTTCTTGATACTTTGGATTCCCGCGGTTAACATCGTTGGATAACAAAGTATCTGGTGTGAGACTAAAGAATGACCCTTTATGAAATATTAAAATTTCAATTTAAAACCAATGCCGCTATTGGTCGCAGGTTCCCAAAGAAAGGAAGGCCTCGTGGCAGTCAAGGTGTTGGAAAGTGGAAAACGCGAGGTGTTCCGGAGGATGTTGCCATTCTTTGTCATCTGGATCCGAGCATTCCATATACACACCCAAGTCTAGCGAATACAGAAGATGACAAGCCCACAGGAGACCAACAATGAACACCGCAATTTTTAACGGCAAAGCATCCATGACCAGCGTTGAGATCGCAGAGCTGGTGGGTAAACGTCATGACAATGTGAAACGCACTATTGAAACATTAGCCAAAGGTGGCGTTGTCCGGTCTCCTCAAATTGAGGTTTCCGAAAGAATCAATAACTTAGGTTTTAAAGTTCAATATGAGCATTACCTGTTTGAAGGAGAACAAGGTAAGCGCGACAGCATCATTGTCGTCGCACAGCTCTGTCCTGAATTCACTGCTCGCCTGGTAGATCGCTGGCGCGAACTGGAAGAACAGATCCGTAAGCCAATGAGCGAAATCGAAATGGTTGCCGCGATGGCTCTTGAAGCAGTTCGTCAGCAGAAACGGATCACTCAGGTGGAAGAAAAAGTCAGCCACGTTGCTGAAACAGTCGAGCAAATTAAAAAGGGCACTATTCGTGAGGGCTATGCCGGATATCGCCAACTGAAAGCAAAAACCGGTTTGTCAGATGATAAATGCCGCAATCTGGTGAACGCCTATCAGATTCCTACAGACACCCATGAGTTCATGACGCCGGACGGATTGTTGTCACGTCGCGCAATTGTTGCTGTGGAACCGTTTATGGCTGCTTTTTATCGGGTTATGGAGGAAGCAGAACCGCGAGGGACTCGCTGGTATCACCCGAAAATGGGGTTATTTCAGGTTATTGGTTGGCAGCGGTGAAAAAAAGCCGGGAGTAACCCGGCTCACTCAACATCAATAACGGGGAGCTGTTTCGCATAAAACGGCTCCGAAACATCCAAGAACAGTTCTAAAGATATCAGCAGCTATATGATCATTTCAAGACCAAATATTGATTCTGCAATTTCGGGACGTTACACTGTCTCCGCACCTTATAAAGCGGGTGCCGGGATTGGCGTCCTGAAATTCGCACATGCGCATAACCGCGCTTCAGCGGTTTTTTTGCGCACGTTTCCTCACATCCAAATTATGGTGGGGCGTGCAGGGGCATCGAAAGATGCGCCGGGGTCATGTGCGACCGGTTACGCCAACCCTGTACGTCTCACCACCTCTGTGATTGGCGTCCCATGTGGTGAGTTTTCAAAATTCGCACATGAGGATGTCACTATGGCAACCACCCCTACCCAAACTCACCCTAAAATTGATGTTATCCATGGGAAGGCTGTTACCTCTTCTTTGGTCGTTGCCGAATATTTCTGCAAGCAGCACAAAAACGTTATTCAAAAAATCCAGACGCTTGAGTGCTCTGTTGAATTCACTGAGCTGAATTTTCAGCCCAGTGATTACACCGATTGCACAGGCCGCAAACTCCCTTGTTACCAAATCACCCGCGACGGTTTTGCGTTTCTTGCCATGGGCTTCACGGGGAAACGTGCTGCCCGGTTCAAAGAGGCATACATCAATGCCTTTAACCAGATGGAGAAACAGCTTTCAAATCCCTCTGTACTGAGCGACGTTGCACATAACGCCAGCGTTCTCTATTCCTACATTTCATCAATTCATCAGGTCTGGCTGCAGCAGCTTTATCCTATGTTGGCAAAAGCCGAATCTCCGCTGGCTGTTAGCTTGTATGACTATATTAATGATGCTTCGGCGCTGGCCTGCCTCATAAATTTGTCGCTGAATCCTTCAGAGGTAAGGGGGCGTAAATGATCCGGAATATTTTCAAACTGTTTACCAATCGCCACCAGCATATTGATTCTGCAATTCCGGGACGTTACACTGTTCAGGCACCTTATAAAGCGGGTGCCGGGATTGGCGTCCTGAAATTGTCAACGGCGATGTATGACGCGCCAGCGTCTTTTTTATCGTCCGCATTTGCTCACATCCAGATTATGGTGGGCTGGGCGGGGGCACCGAAAGGTGCGCCGGTCTCCGTTGACGCCGGTTACGCCAACCCCGTCCAGTTCACCACCAGTGAAATTGGCGTTTCCGGTGGTGGAAGTTTTTCACTGTCAACGGAGGCTGCCATCATGGCTACGATCCCAGCCCTCACTCAACCTGAAATCACCATTGACAACGGCCAGGCCGTTACCACTTCTTTGGCTGTTGCCAACTTCTTCTCCAAGCGTCACGACGATGTGCTGAAAAAGATCCGCACTCTGGATTGTTCCCCTGAGTTTTGTGCCCGCAATTTTGCGGAGACATCGATTTCGGTAAATCAACCGAACGGTGGTACACGCAAGCTCCTTTGCTATCAAATCACACGAGACGGTTTTGCGTTTCTTGCTATGGGTTTCACGGGTAAACGTGCTGCCCGGTTCAAAGAGGCATACATCAATGCCTTTAACCAGATGGAAAAACTGCTTTCAAAGCCATCCACGCTGAGCGATGCCGCAGATAACGCCAGCGTGCTTTACTCCCACCTGTCGGTAATCCACAAGGTCTGGCTGCAGCAGCTTTATCCCATGTTGGCAAAAGCCGAATCCCCGCTGGCTGTAAGTCTGTATGACCGCATCAACGACGCGGCGCTACTGGCCAGTCTCATAAATTTGTCGCTGAACCCTTCAGAGGTAAGGGGGCGTAAATGATCCGGAATATTTTCAAACGGTTTACCAATCATACTTTCCGTTGTCCTCGTCCGGGTCAGTGGTACACCACGCCTGCAGGGCATGTTCTACGTGTTAGCCTGGTTGACCGTGAATGTCAGAAGGTGATTTGTGAACCGCTGGGCCGTAATTACCGCGTCAGTATGCCGCTTATAGCCTTTCGCTCCGGAAAAAACATGAAGCATCTCGGAGGTGCTGCATGAGTATGGAGTTGATGGTTAAAGCGATGAAAATTCGAGTGGGAAATCCATTGCGAAAACTGGTTCTGATTAAGCTGGCTGATAATGCCAGCGATCAGGGTGAGTGCTGGCCCAGCTACCAGCATATTGCTGACCAGTGCGAGATTAGCAAACGTTCTGTGATGAATCATATTGCGGCCCTTTGTGAGTCCGGGCTGGTAAAAAAAGTCACCCGGAAAGGTGAAAAAGGTAACTCAAGTAATATCTATCTCCTTCATCTTGATGGTGCAGGAGATTCACTAGGGGGTAGTGCAAATAATTCACTATCTGGTGCAGCAAATTCACCAGGTAGTGCAGGAGTTGCACCAGGGGGTAGTGCAGGAGATTCACCCAGAACCAGTCACTCTTTTGAACCAGTCAAAGAACCAGTCAATGAACCAATAGCTGTTGGTGCATCTGCTGATGAGTCTGTGCGAGTTCGTTCAAACCGACCGGAATACTCTCCGGAGTTTGAGCAGGCATGGCTGGCCTATCCAAAACGTGCTGGTGGCAATTCAAAATCTGCAGCCTTCAAAGCCTGGAAAGCCCGTTTGAATGAGGGGGTAAACCCCGAAACCATGCTGGAAGGTGTGAAACGCTACGCGGGCTGGGTATCTGCGATGGGTAACAGCGGCACACAATTTGTGAAACAGGCTGTCACGTTCTTTGGCCCGGATCGTCATTTCGAAGAATCCTGGGAAGTTCCTGCGGTATCTGCAGTCAGACGCGAGGACCCGTACTTCAAAGCCAGTTACGACAACGTGGACTACAGCCAGATCCCGGAAGGATTCAGGGGGTGATCATGAGTCTTTTGAATGAAGTTCAGAAATTCATTGAAGCCCATCCGGGCTGTACTTCCGGAGACATTGCGGATGCTTTTGCTGGTTACTCACGGCAGCGCGTTCTGCAGTCAGCAAGCAAGTTACGTCAGAGTGGGCGTGTGGCTCACCGTTGTGAAGGAGATACACGCAGACATTTCCCACGCCTGACTGAGAGAGCGCAGGATCCGGAACCACAACCAGTTCGTGAAACCAGACCTGTGCGCAATTTCTATGTCGGCACTAACGATCCCCGTGTGATTTTGTGCCTGACCCGCCAGGCTGAAGAACTGGAGTCCAGGGGCTTATACCGTCGTGCTGCAACGGTGTGGATGGCGGCATTCCGTGAAAGCCACTCCCAGCCAGAACGAAACAATTTTCTGGCACGTCGTGAGCGGTGCTTACGGAAAAGCAGCAAGCGCGCTGCATCGGGTGAAGAGTGGTATCTGTCAGGGAATTTCGTGGGGGCTTAATGAGTAATAAATATTGCCAGGCGCTGGTGGAACTGCGGAACAAACCAGCCCATGAACTGAAGGAAGTGGGCGATCAGTGGCGCACGCCGGACAACATTTTCTGGGGAATTAACACCCTGTTTGGCCCGTTTGTTCTGGATCTGTTCACTGACGGTGATAACGCCAAATGTGCTGCGTATTACACTGCGGAAGACAACGCGCTGGCGCATGACTGGTCTGAACGTCTTGCGGAGCTTAAAGGTGCTGCCTTTGGTAATCCCCCGTACAGCCGCGCCAGTCAGCATGAGGGGCAATACATCACCGGCATGCGTTACATCATGAAACATGCCAGTGCCATGCGTGATAAAGGCGGGCGCTATGTTTTCCTGATCAAAGCTGCCACCAGCGAAGTGTGGTGGCCGGAAGATGCAGATCATATTGCTTTTATTCGCGGGCGTATTGGTTTTGAACTGCCTGCCTGGTTTATCCCGAAAGACGAAAAGCAGGTGCCAACAGGTGCTTTCTTCGCTGGTGCTATTGCTGTTTTCGACAAGACCTGGAAGGGACCGGCAATCAGCTACATAGGGCGCGATGAACTTGAGGCATGTGGTGAGGCGTTTCTGGCGCAGGTTCGCCAGCAGGCGGAAAAACTGGTCAGGGAGATGGCGGCATGACGACGTTAACTCAATGCCAGCAGCAGGTGCTGGATATGCTGATTTCTTATCAGAAAGAACGTGGCTTCCCGCCAACCAATCAGGAGGTGGCAACCATGCTGGGATACCGTTCGGTGAATGCAGCGGTGGAGCATCTTCGCGCACTGGAGAAAAAAGGCGTCATCACGATAAAGCGTGGCGTGGCCCGGGGGATAACGCTTCATACTGCGATGAAGGA